ACCATCATCTATTCTTATAGCGTATAAATCTACATCAGGAGCTATACCTAAAACTTTATTATCTAAACCTTTAGATGCTATAATACCTCCAACTCTTGTTCCATGACTACTCACTAAGTCTTTATCGTAAGGTACACTTGAATCATAAGCATTATATCCACCCGCTAAAACTATATTTTCATGTTTTTGTATACCTGTATCCATAACCCCTACCTTAAACCCTTTACCTGTAATTCCTTCTTTATGAAATTCCTTAATATTCATCATATCAAAAGCATAGGTTGTTTCTGTAGATTCTAAATTAGTTTCATCTGTAGTATCATTACTATCTTTTTCTATGCTTAATATACTAGGTTCTTTATATAATTCCTTAACATCTTCCTCTTCCATATAACAAATACAAATTCTTTTTATGTGTTTTAATTTTTCTATTTTTATTGCTCCATGATTTGAAAGTAACTCTTCGTTACCTTCTCTATTAAAAGTTATTAAATATTTATTCATTAGTCAGTCACCTCAAACCAAATCATTGCTTCTTGTGGTTCTTCTTTAGATACTACGATAGGATTCCTAGTTATTAGTTTATCTTTGACCTTATCATTAACTTTTAGACTTTCTAAGAATGGGTAGTACATTAAGTTTTCTTTTTCAACTGTTTCTCTCTTTTGATATTCTTCTACAGCCTTAACTACAGCATCTGCATAATCATATAACTTCTGAGTCCAGTTGTTTTTATTTTCTCTATTCGACCTTGACCAATTTCCACCTAAAAAGAAATCTTTTCGTTGTTGTGTAGAAAGTTCTAATTGTACACCCATGCCTAAAGTTGTTCTATTAGCAATATTCATTGGTTCTACACCTGCTAGATTTCCTGGTGATTCTCTACAGTCAAAACCTTTTTCTGCTAAATTTTTCCAAATCAGGTTTTTAAGGGCAGTATTTCCACCACCCATATATGTGTAACTTCCATCTCCTGCTGCTCCATGTACAGATATAGAATGTTTTGAATCTTGTATCTTAGATATAATTCTAGGTGCATCATACCTTGTACTCGTTACATGTAGTTGTGTATTGTTACTAGATAATTTAGCTACAAAAGAGAAATAATTATATCCACCTTTTTCGGCTATCACTCTCGCTAATTCAGTACTACCTATCTCAATACCGCCACCATGTACAGCCATAGATATAATATCACTAGGTGCATCAATTGTTTCTATATCCCAATCTGTTCCTTCTGTTGTTTTACTCATAAGGTCAGTCATAGAATTATATAAGTCTGCCAACTATAGACCCTCCTTTATTTTATACGTAGGTAATGGTTTATCTACAAAATATAAATCTTTAATAACTGAGTCTACCGTTGTTGATAATTTAATTGTATCTGAAATAGTTCCTGTATAGGATATATAATTAGTTACATTATCTACTTCATTATCTATCATAATACATAACACTTTAGTATTTGTAGACCATTTAACTGTTACTTTATTAAATGTATTTTCTTTAATTTTTTTAGAACTTTGTATTGTTACCCCACCTACCGTAGCCTTAACTTGACCACTATTAACCGTTTGTACTAAAATACCTCCACCATCAATAATTGTATTATTAGATAAAGTTGTAGGTTCTATTTGAATACTTAATGTTCCTTCATTTAAGTTTAACACACTATTAGGAACTTGTAAAGTCTCACTTAAAGACTTAAATACTTCTATACCTCCATCTTTATAAATAGGTTCATTATTATTAAATGTTACTCCTCTATCAGTAATACTACTATTCCTTGTGAATATCGCTGTGTAATCTTTTGGTTTTTCTGTATCAGATATCGGGCTACTTAAATCTTTAATGTCATCTTTCGTAGCATATTCATATTTAGGAGTATATTTAGTTAATTCACCTGTACTTCTCTTATAACTTACTTGATAGAAGTAATCATAATTTAATCCTTTTATTTTAACATAATAAGTTAAATTATTCATATTCTCTACCTCTACTCTACAACCTGTTGGTATAGAACCTCCACCAAAATCTTTAATTGTTATTTTACTTGAGTAAAAAACAATATTATCTTGGAATGTATCTTTCATATAAATGATAAGCTCTTCTATTGTATTTATGAATTCTCCTGTATATTCATTCACTAATTTGTTATCAATATTTGTCTTATAAGGATTATAATTAGCTGTAGGTGCTAAGAATGGTTCACCTATTGCATTAAACGTATAGTCTTTTTCTTTAGGTTTATATTCTACAAGTAATACACCTTGTTTATTAGCATTAGCATTTGTTCTACCTTTATATACAATAATACTGAATAGTCTATTGTTGTACGAGAAAGCACCTTCATGTTCAATAATATCTGCTGTTTTCCCTTGTGCACTTAAATAATCTTTCAGTTCTTGTGGGTGATAAGTGTAATCATTCATAATATCCCCACTAGGGCTTATCTCTTGTACACCTTGTAAATGGTATGTGTGTATTTCTGTATCTCTAGAAGGATTGTAGTTACCTCCTAATGTTTGTACTATTGTGTTATTAACTAAAGTCATACCTTGTTTCTTAGCTGAATTATTCGTAACCCCAGTTAATAAATCATCAGACCATAAAGTTGAGTTAGAAGGGTTTATCCATAAGTAACCTGTTCGTTTACTAAAGTCTTTATTGAAGAATACAATTGTATCTCTTTGTAAATATACTCCTTTGGTTTGATTATAATATTCTACTCCCCAACCATCTTTAGTTCTAAAGAAGTTCATGTAAGCATTTAAATTAAACTCTTTAATTGGTGTTAAAGTAGATTTCTCTTGTATATTTCTTAGGCTTGTAACATCAAACTTACCAATATTAAAACTATCTGTTCTAGCATAAAGATATGTTTTATTACCTTCTGTTTCTACATGTAATCCTTCTCCACCTGTAGTTCCTGCGAAGAACATGTTTACATATTTAAAGAATTCATCGTATACAACAATCAGTCTTTTACTCCCTGATTCTGGTGCTGAGTGTATAATATACGTATAACCGTTATGAATTGCTAATCCTTGTGGGAATAAATAAGATAAATTTTCAGATGTTATAATACTATCATAATCTTTAAATTTAAAAGGTAAATCTGCATGTATCTTTATATCTCTAAATGTTGTTTGTCTATATTTCTCTTCTGTTTGTTTAATCTCTGGAATACTATCTACATTCAAATCATCTTTAAATGTTACTAACTCTCGAATAATCTCATCATTTGTTTTTACGTATTTATTAATGTTACTCATAAAATTATTTAAGTTAGTAATATTACCCTCTACTCTTGAAGATACTTGTTGAACTTGAGTATTAAGTCCTGTAACTTGTTCTAAAGCACTTTTAGAACGTTGTTCAGACCTTTCAGAAGCATCTATAACTTCTAATAGGTTTTGTTTACCTGCACCATCTAAAAGGTTATTCACACCTTCTAAAGATTCTTGGATTGCTTTTAATTTAGATAACTGTTCATCTATCTGATTATCTATATCATCTATCATAGGTTTACCATCTAAAAGTAATCCTTGGTCAGTAAATCTTAAATCATGATTACCGTTTTTTATATAGAAATCGTTATGTTCTTTATCTATACCGTATTCTACATAATCTTGTCCGTTATCAAGTATTAAATCATCTTTCTGGGATAATGTACGTTGGTTTCCTTGGTCGTCAATCTCCCAAGAAGTTCTACTATTCGTTTCAGTATTAAGTACAGAGAACCTAAGCGTACCTTGTTCTGTTAGCTGTAACATTGTAATATGGTTATTTGTATTTAAATCTCCTTGGTGTTTAAATAACATATCAGGTGCTCTTTGGTTTCTAGATTCAATGATTTCACCATTACCATATTTAGAAGACATTAAGTCTTCATATTCTGTACCTATACCAAAATCAGTTGCCATTGGTTTTTCATCGTCTTCAGATGTTATTGATAGGAAAGAGTTACCATTTAAACTTCTAACAATTGTACCATTACCATTTTGGAATGAGTAATTTAAAGAAGGGAAGATAGAAAACATCATACTACCGTAAGTATAAATATCATCGTTTCTAATGTCTCCACTCTCTAATGGATTAGGTGTTAGCATCTTACTATCCTCTGGATTAGAATAAATAGATAAGACAATAGGGTTTCCACTTTCACCTTCTATAAATCCTAATAAAACTAGCATACCTGGAATAATTAATGGTGTAGAACCAAAAGGTCTTCCTTCTGGTGTTCTACCTGTAAATCCTCTTGGAAATGGTATAGAATATTGTCCATCTGTACCATTTACTCTTCCTGCATATGTTCTACTTGTTCTTACTTCTACAGTACTGTATTGATAATTGACTTTCGTTATTGTACCATAAGTTAAACTATTAATTTTAAAATCATCTGAATCTGTTTTCTTTAAGTTACTACCTAAAGAAGATTGCATTTGTATTGCCATTTATTTACCCTCCACGTAAAAATCAAATATAGGGTCTTTATATCTCATAACTCTTCCGTTAAAAGCTTCCCAAAGTTCTTCTAACTTATAAGTTTTCACTTTTCCAGATTCGTCTATAGGGAAGTGACCTATAATAGTTGCTACTTCTCCATCTCCCATATAAATACCTACATTATCGTCATTAATACCAAAGAATATTAAATCTCCTTCATTAATTTTTGAAATGTCATCTTTATATTTATGACCCTTTTCTAGTATAGTATTAAAATTCTCTCCTGTCAAGACATTAACACTTCTTAATGGATATTCTAATTCTACATCTACATTATAGTATAGCCAATAGATAAAGTTATATGAATCACAAGGAAGTTGTTTATCATCATTCACTAATGGATTCTGAAAGGGATAACCTTTATACATATAATAAATATTATCTAAATTAACGTTACCTATCATATATTCATAGTAAGCTTGTTCTGACTTTCTAAGTTCAGGTTGTAGGTCTTCATAATCCATATAGGTAGCATATATTTGCTGTATGTCTGAAGATAAGGAACTTATAAAATAACTTGATTTAAGTGTTCTTTCTACTTTTATTTGTTCAGTATGTTCTGATTCAGCCTTCTTACCATCATAAGTATGTGTTAAGGTTCTTACCTTAATATTTACTTCATATAATCCTGTTTGTATTTCTTTTATATCATAGTTAGAGTTTGTTATTATCATTTGTTGAATTACATTAGAGTAAGGTCTTAAATGTGAAGCTGAATCTACTGTATCTGTTTCTGCTATTTGTTCTAATTCTTTTTGTTTATCAAATATTGTATCTTCATCAAAATCTTTTTCATATTCATATATATTTTTAATATACATCTCTACTATTTTATTAATATCTGTATCCAAAATAGAACCTCCTTAATCGTAAATAAACTTAGCATTTTTCCCTTCAGGTGAACTCATTTGTATTGTTCTTTCACCATAACCTTTTGGTGTATCATAGTTGTATTCAGAAACATGGAAAGATTTACCATCACTTGATACAGATTCAACAAAAGCTACGTGACCATATTGACCTGAACCACCTGCTACCCCTCTTTGCCAAACACCAACTGCACCTTGTTTAGGTGTACTTCCTGTTTTAACTCCTGCTGCTTTAGCTGTTCCTATCCATTCGGCAGCATCTCCTGCAAATGGTGTGCTTAATCCTAGTTCATATCGTCTATTGTAACAATACCAAGTACATTGTCTAGCCCATTGACCTGTGTTAGGGTTTCCTGGTGCTATCCATGAAGTATTTGATTTATTTTTAGGTGTCGGTAGTTTACCTTTATATTTTTTAAGACCTGATAGTGTTCCCCCACCATGTTCACTTCCACCATCACCATCTCCATCACCAGATTTCTTCTTCTTAGAAGCTACACCTTCTTCTTTAAGTTGTGTTAAAGTTTTCTCTCCTAAATATCCACCTAAGAAATCTACACTTTGACCCCATAAGAAAGCAAATCTATTAGATGAACCTGATTCATTTTTATCATTAGGTTCCATTCTTAAACCTCTTGTTACTCCTAGAGTTGTTGTGTACCCTTGTTGCATATCAAAGTTATGTTCAACAGATTCTATATAATATTCCCAACGTTCATTATTCTGTCTATTGTGCATGATTAATCTTTTACCTAAATCATAATCTCCACTACCTAATACTGTTAGTGTACCGTTAGAGAAGTTTTGGTTTGCATGATACCAATTAAATAATTTTTTAGAGAATATAGAAAAAGCATTATCACCTGCAGCTGCTCCTGTTTCTTGAGCATTTTGAACTCTTTGTTTAGCTCTATCTGTAAACTTCTTATAGTCTTCTGAAGTTAAAGCACCTTTTTTCTTCTTAAAATCTGCTGTTAATTGTGCTATATGTGTTTCTTTAATCATAGGGTATTTTTCTTTAATTGCTTTAGTTAATTTCTTATAATCACTATCTTCTTTAAAAGTTTCTTTGAATTTACTTTGAGGATATTTACCTTCTACAAAACTTTGTACGTCTTTTGCTGAAGGGAATTTACTAATTGCATCTTCAGTTACTTTTCTATTAGGGTCTATTCCTGTTACTTCTTGGAAGTATTCAGGAGGTAAACTGTTTGTTTTAATATATTTCTCTACAAGTTTCTTAGCTTTAGGTTTATCTAATCCTCTATATTTAGAAGACATTCTCTTGACAATTCCATCTTTATCTCTAGAAACACGTTTTTGTCCTAAGTCTTCAAGTTCGTTAAATATTTGGTCGTATGTTATTTCAACATTACCTTTATCGTCATTTTCTTGACTATCTCCTTCTTCAGAGTTACTATCTGAATCAGTCATAGGTAAGAACATGTATTCTGCTTCTAGTTTCTTATACCCATACCTATTTCTTAAAGCTCTATGAGTTTGTGGTTTAGAAGATACTGTAGAAGATAATTCTTTAGTTTGTTGTGGTGTTACAACATTAAATACTGCGTATGATTCAACATCAGATTTACCTAAGTCTTCATTAATTAATCTTCCAGTGTCTTCATGAACAATTTCTAAAGCTCTCCAGTCACTTGGGTCAAATGGGGTTCTCCTTAATACTAATTCTGACTTGCCTTCTTCTCCATTTCTAAAGAATAATTCATTAAATGGTTTACAAGTAATTAAATCTAACATCTGTTTGAAATTACCGTCAAAATTAATTAAGTTTGAATGGTCTTGTAAGTTTTCATATTCTTCCCAACTAGCTAAGTTTCTAGTAAAGTTACTCTTAAGTGTTTTATCTACATTACCATTCTCACCTGAGTAATCATATTTCATATATTCTAAAAATCTATCTAAAGCTGAATTCATAACTTCTTTTGCTGTTTTACCAGTAAATTCAATACCATGTTCTTTATCATCTGGTAACCATCCTACACTAGAAGAAAGAACTGCACTTACTTCTTGTATAATACCTAAACCAAAGTTTAAAAATGGTTTAGAGAATGATTGTCCTGTTACTCTGTATACTGCTTTATCATTAGAGTGTTCTCCAACTGTAGATACTTGACTTACCATTCCGTTTAGTATTAAGTGCTCTTTTCCATCTATAATTGTTTCATCTTCTATTACGTATATTTTAATAATATCATTTGCTTGTAGCACTCTATCCCATTGAACATCTCCGTAGAGGATAATTTGGAATACTGCACTATCATCAGACATTGAGTTTTTTGTTTGAAATTGTATAGCACGACTTGTTTTTTCTTTATCAGTAGCTGAAGCTCTTGCTTCATATTCAAAAGATACAGCATTAGTATCGTTAATAGCCTCTACTCTGAATCTTGGTCGTCTTACGTGATAGCTTTTAGTCAATCAGTGTCACTCCTTTTTTTATATGTATACATAGTAGGTTTTACCCTACTATGTTCTTCGATAGTTATTTTGGAAAATATCAAAATCACTTGAATCAAAGTAACTATCTAATCTCTCTCTAACAGCTTGTGCTGTTTCTGCTGGACTATCCCCGCCATTAATATTTATACTTACTGATACGTTAGCAGTATTACCTGAGGTTGGTTGAGTCATTGTTGCTTGCTGACTTTGTAAAGTAGCCATGGAGCGGTTTGTGTATGTTGGTTCAGATGACCAATCTTTACCGCCTCCACCACCTCCATATTTTTTCTTAAAGGATTTAGCATTGTTAACTCTAGTACCCATCATAGCTTCATGTGCACCCATACGTTCAAATCCTGTAGCAAATGCTTGAGTATTTTTCTCAAGACTAGCATTTTTACTCCATCCTGCATTTTTAAGACTGTTACTCTCATAATCTGATTGCATTTCTTTCCATAGATAATCTAATTGAACATCTAAATCACTTGATTTTTTTCCTTTAGATTTAGCAAAATTATCTAGTCCCGTTTTTCTAGAACCTAGCCATTGAGCTATACCAAAAGCTCCGCTAGAAGGGTTTTTAGCATTAGGGTCAAGATTAGATTCTTGTTTTAGGTTACCCATAATAGCTCCTACCTGATTATCAGATAGTCCTTTAGATTTTAAGAAATTATATATTTTCTTAGAACCACTACCTCCAACGTCTGATGCACTGCCTCCTGAGTCCTCTGAATCACTATCTCCTCCAGCATCTAAACCTTTAGCTTCTTGGATAGATTGTTCCCAACGTGTTAGTAGGTTTTTGAACATGTTTAAATTCTCAGATTCAGATTTATTGTTTTTCTGTCTTAGTTCTTCAGCAGTCATTTTTTTCTTCTTATTTTCTGAGCCTTTGATACTATTTTCTTGTCCTCCTGAATTTTCAGTATTATCATAAGCTCCTGCAATTCCAGTGGAATCTTGTCCTCCACCGCCACCACCTTTAGCTTCATTTCCTCCACCAAAGAGTGACTTGATTCCATTAATAGCTCCCATAACAGGTTTACCTACAACAGAATCTCCGAAACCACCTTTACCATCTTTATCTCCGTTACCCCAACTAAAGTCTACAAGTCCACCTTTTCCAACGATATTTCCTTTTTTAATAGCTTCATTGTTTTTCTTAGTAGTATCATAAGCGTATTCTCCTACAGAGCCACCTAAAAGTCCTCCTGCAGTCGCTCCAATAGCTGTACCTATTCCAGGTACTACAGAACCTAGAGTTCCTCCTATAGTAGCTCCTGCTGTTGCTCCTACACCACCACTAGCACCTTTCATATCTCCTTGCATTAAGGAACTTCCAATTCCTAAAGCACTTAAGGCTCCTCCTACAAGAGGTATTCCTTTACCGAATTTACCAACCTTACCTAGCTTACCTAGCATACCTGAACCTTTACCTAAAGTTTTACTCATATTACCTGTAGGTGATTGTCCACCAAAGCTAGATAGTTTTCCAAATCCTTTTTGGGAAAATCCTTTAGATTTATCAAAACCCTTACCTAATATAGATTCAGTTTTAGATACTTTTTCGGACTTAGCTAAATCACTTAGTTTACCTTTAGCCATATTAGGGAATCCTCTTAAAGCTTTATCCCCTTTAAGGAATTTAATTCCAGCTCTTTTACCTAGTCGTTTAGTTCCACCTTTTTTATAACTGTCTTTACCTTTACCGTAGATACCTTTACCTTTTTCAAATCCTTTTTTACCTAGGTCTCCTAATTTACCTATTCCACCATTCATAAGAGCTTCCATAGCCATCATTTGCATCATCATAGAACCCATAGAACCCATAGATGAACCGCCTGTAGGATTTCCTTCTTCATCGGTTTGTCCACCACTCATCATGGAACCCATCATCATAGGCATCATACCAAATCTAGCCATTCGTCCTCCTGCTTGACCGATTTTACCTAACATACCTTTACGTTTTCCACCTTCTTGAGTGTCCCCACCTCCAAATGGGCTTCCCATCATTCCGCCCATCATCATTCCAGACATCATTCCGTTATCTACAATACCACTAGAACCTGAGCTTTTTTCATTAGATTTTCCACTTGCTCGTTTTCTTCCTCTAGGAGTACCTCCTAAGTTTGTACCTTTTCCTGATTTGTTATCTTTATCTGCTCTTTGACGAGTCATAGAGGAACCTCTTCTATTCATTGCTCCTCCTGCACGTTTCATTCCATAAGCTCCACCCATCATTGCAGCAGATGAAGCCATACTTGCTGCTAGTGCTTCTCCAGCAACCATTATTTGATAAAAAACTGGATTTAATCCAGCTAACATTCCTTGGAAGTTTCTTAAAGCTCCTAATGATTCATATAAAGCTTGTGATTGAGCTTCTTGTCTAGATTGTGTTGTGTTATCTTTACCTTGTTGTTGTTCTGATTGGTCTTTGTTGTTTTTGTCTATCTCACTAGAGTCTTGGTATTCTTTTACTTTCTTACCTAATTCTTCCTCAGATAATTCACCTTTGTCATACAACTTCATGATTTCTTCAGCTTGTTGTCCACTAAGTCCAAAATTATCCATGAGACCCATACCAGTAGCAGCTTCTTGTTCAGATGTTGCTGTACCATAGAATCCCATGAATTGACTTAAGTTCTCCCCTAGTTTACTAGGGTCTCCTAAATCTTTTCTTTGTTGCCATGCTCCTGTAACACCTGTGTATTCAGAACCGAACCCCATTATATTTCTCATTGAAGGGTCTTGGTATGCTCCCGCAATACCTTGTTGGATTTGGTTTAAAGCATTTGCACCTTTTTCACCTTGTAATGCTTTATTACCTGATTCTGCAAAAGTACCCTGTAAACTAGCAATAGAATTTAAATCAGCAGTTGAAAGTTCACGTTGAGCTCCCATTGTATTAGACATAGAAGATAAAGCTTTTAGTTGTTCATCTGCTTGGGCTTTCATACCTGATTCTTTAATACCGCCAGATACTGTTTTTTGGAATTGTTTTAAATCTACATCATCACCAATTCCACCACTGTGCATAATATCTGTCATAGATTTTAAGTAAGATTCTGTATCAGCTACACCCATACCTCTAGCTCCTGTAGCTAGTTCTGTTGTGATTTCTTCTTGGTTTGGTAATCCTTTATCTCCAATTGCTTGCATAGCTTGCGAAGACATTTTAACAAGTTCAGAAGGTTTAAATCCTAACCCTCTATCATCGGATGCTCGGAATAAGTTTTTTCTTAGAGAAGAATAATCACTTGCACCTGTTTGTTGTCCTAGTGCTATTTCTTCCCCTCTAATACCTTCTAGAGAGCTTTTACCTTGAGCGTATTGTAAACCTAGTGCTCCACCTACTCCCATAGTAGCATGAGATGCGATGGATGGTGCACGTTCTAAAGCAGTACCTAGTAACGTATCTCGACTTCTAGCTACTCTTCCTTGTTCAAATTGTTGTCTTGTTGCTCCAGTTTTACCTAAGTCGTTAGTCATACTTTTTAAGTTAGAGACATATTTTTCTCTCTCTTTAATTTCTTTATCGTATTGACTTGATAAGGTAGAATTATAAGCTGTTTGCTCTCTATGTTCTTCTTTTCCAATTTTATTACTTGAGTAGTCTGTATTTGTTTTCTCTTGATTTTTAGCAATATCTTCTTGTTTTTTTCTTAACTCTTTTAAAGAGGCTTTAGCTTTCTTAAGCTCATTTCTATATTGGTCATAATCTTGGTTTAAAGCTTTAGCTACTTCTGCACCATCTCTAGCAGAGTATTTACCATCTCTACGTTCTCTTTCATTTGCAGATGTAATTCTGTTTCTTTGTTTATTTAAAGTCTTGTTAGCTTCTTTTGTTTGGTTTATATTTTTCACAGACTTTTCATATTCTTTAGGCATTTTACCTAAACGTTCCCAATCTTTAATCATTGCTTGAACGTTAGGGTCTCTTGTTGTTTTTAAACCATTAAACTCTTTTTGTTGTTTAATTGTCTGACTCATTGTTCCATTCAAACCATTTAATGTTTGATGTAACATATCATAATCAGCTTTAATACCTTTAGATAATCCAGTCTTCTGAACATCTTGTAATACACCTTGTAAGTCTTTCATATGTTTAGTCATTTCTTGTGTTATCTTTAATGAACTATTCATATCTTTAGAAGATACAATTGTATTACCTTCGTTTTTACTCATTATCTTTTGTAATTGTTTGTTTAAATCTACAGCTTTTCTAATCTTTTGTTCATAGTCTTTTAAAGGCTTAGACATATTTTGATTTTCAATAGCTTTTAGATTTGTAAGTATTGTCTCCAGTTCCTTGTTTAGTTTGGAACCATCACCATTTATGGTTAAATTATAAGTCTCATTCATTGCCATTTGTATACCACCACTTTTCTAAAAAAATAAGGTAGTGGATTTTAACCACCACCTTTAAATATCGAAGAAATCATCTGTCTCTTCTTCTGTACCATTAAATAAGCTTATTGCACTTTCTAAATCATCTTTAGTCATATCTTCTGGAACTGTTGTAGAAGGTTTTTCTTCTTTAATTTTTCCATTGTTTACTTCATCATCAAGTTCTTCTAATTGTTTATTAATATGTTCTCTAATTTCATCTTGATGGTTTTGTTTAATCATTTCTTGTTCTTCTTCTGAATAATCATCAGCCTTAATACGTTCTGCTTTCTTACGTCTTTCTGTTTCAGAAAGTAAAGCATCTACTTGTTTAGCTAAATCATCTTCATCATGGTCTTCACGTAATGGGTCAAACGTTTCAGAATCTTCGTTCCACCATGAATCATCATCATCTTCAACTGTATTTTTAAGTCCTTTAGCCATTCTTTGTTGTTCTTTCATATCCATTTCCATATTAGCAAATATGTACTCTATTTGGTCAGGGGATAGATTTTGGAATCTTTCATCTGTAGGTAGTACTTGGAACTTTTCCATAATTCTCCACATATTACGACCATAGTTATTCTTCGCAACATGCTTCATACCTCCTAATTCTTGTATATCTCTTCTAGTAACGAAAGGTTGATTGAAATTCCATCCAATCATTATACATTTGAATTAATGGGGCAGGGTTATACACATCTTCCTCATTCTTGAAATACTTAGGAACTTCATCACCTACAACTTGTATTGTAGCTAACATTTCAAAAGCATAATAAATATATGCTGGTTGGTCTACATCCGTACCTCCAAGGTATTTGGAGCGTAGAGCATTAATTTGACCTTGTTCAATCATGTTAGGTAAGTGTAATTTAATTGTGAATGTTAAACCTAACTCTCTAAAGTCATAGTGTTTAATGAATGAATCATTATACCCTCTTATAACCTTATCCAATACTTTTTGTTTCTCTTGTTCTTGTTTGTATTTGATTTCTTCTATTTCTTCTTTAGTCATTTCAGAAACAGGTTTTTGTTTTTCTTCTTTTTCTTTAGAATCCTCTTCTTTAGATTCTTCTTTTTTATCTTCTGTTTCTTTAGTATCTTTTTTATATTTTAATTCATCTATCTCTTCTTCGGTCATTTCAGATAAATCTTTTTTAGTTTCTTCAGCCATAATATAAACACTTTCTCCTCTTCTTAGTAATTAATTTTTTCCTTTTACATATCTAATATAGCACGCAATAATATTATTCTATCCTATTTATATTAATTATATCATATTATTTATGTATAACAAAATAGGAATAAAAAAAAGACCTAGAAATTAATCTAGGTCTAAAATATTCTAAAATATTATGAGGCTTTATCTGATGCTGTAAGATAAGAAACAATTTTGTTACGAATAGAATCGTTATTTCTATCCTTCTATATGTTTCCATATAGTTCAGACTATATCATCACCTTAAAATTGAAGGTGTCTCCCATTTCCAATCACTTGATTGTACGTCCGCAGACTAGTCGTTGCACGTTCTCTTGTTTTAAGAGCTTCGCTCATGATTGCCCTCAACATTACTTGTTAGGGGTTTCCATGAATTAGAGAGATTTGCTATAACCATTTCTGATTATAGGAGCTTTTTACCTACTCAATACTTTCTGTAATCATTTCATTGGTATTAATTTCTTCGTCCAATATCTTCATACAAGGTCGTTAATCTTGTACAGTTCTCTAATGAACTTCTCTATGTTTCCATAGATGATGAGACTATATCACAATCCTATAAGGATTCTTTTCTTTTCCATTTAACAAGGGTTTATTTGGTAATTACCCAACACCTTGACCACTTGGTTGTACACTTACTCCCTTTGAATAATCAATTAGGTTTCTGTTAGTCGTTTGGCATTTATGATTCTAGGAATCAATTTAGCACAGGATTGCCATATACTTAATGTACTTAGGTTTCCCTGTTTAGAAAAGTTTTTCGATAAGGATTACTCCTTAAAGCTACAACTTATTATAGTTATTTGCGCTGCAACCATGATAAGCTATGATTACACTCTTAGTTAAGTTATCTACAACTAAAATGTCGATAACATCTTTTTTAAGGATTTCTTCACCTAAAGAAGCATATCCTAATTTTGCGAAGTTTTCTTTTTTCATTCGTAATCTTTCTATCGTCACTGTACCTTCATATCTAAGGTAAACGTGTTCTTGTGGCATGATAGAACCAATTTCATATACGCCCTCAGTACCGTATTCACGTGTACCTGAAGCTGATTGAGCTCTGCCTACAATTTTACCCTTAATCATTAGATAGACGGTATTACCAGTGTGAATACTTTGTTTAGCTTCACTTGCCATCTATATTCACTCTCCTATTTTGTTTAACTTTTTCATAATAGGAGTACCTAATCTAGGTACTCCACTAGATTAGGCTTGTAATTGTTGTTCTTTATAAACCAATGATACAGTAATTTTTTTCAATGTTCTGATTGGGAATACTGTCATTGAGATACGTGCTTCTTTACCTTCAATAATAACTTGTACGTCTTCTGGTGTGAAATCTTGGATTTCATGGTCACGTTTTTTACGTTCAAGATAAGACTGAATAAAGTCTTTGATAATTGAAGGACTTGTTTCTGTTGTTCTAGTACCGATGAAGTTATCATCAAGTAAGATTTTAAGTTCAGAACTTAAGAAGTCGTTTTCTTCACCAATTGCCATTTCAGATTTAACAGGGTCTCTTGTATCATTGTATGTTGTAACGTCATCTACAATACGGAAACGAGTGTTTAATCTGTCACGAACGAATTCGATAGATACAACACCGTTTTCGTTTAATTGGTCTAAGTCTGAGGATTCATAAACTTGGTCTAATGAATTAATACGGAAGTTCTTGAATGTGATTGACTCACCAATATCTAGTCCACTTACTAAACCACCAATAGCTGCTGCTACCATATATGCAGGTACATGGTTTCTACGTCCATCTCCCATCATAAATGTACCAGAGTTAGCTATAAGCGTAACACGTGGATTTACTAGAGCTGAAGCACGACCAATTAATTGTTCTTTTGCTTCATTAAACCCTGCACCAACAATAGCTCTCATTGGTTCTCCTGCATCTGAACGTGAAGTTACAAAATGTGCAACCTCTGCGTGTACAGATTGTCTAGAACTTAGTGGTACAATGTAGTATCCACCTTCATGAGCAAATTTATCTAATTTTTCTGACCAAGTGCTTGGAGGTGTTCCATTTGTTCCGCCTTGTAAGTTAGATAATTCAAATGGTTCAATGTCTTGTACAGATACAGTACTTCCTGCTGATACTTCAGCACTACTTTCACCTGCTTCTACACTTACATCGCTTGGAGAATCTTGTTGTCCTTCTGTACGTTCAATTGATATTGCTTGGTCATATTTTGTTTGATTTAAAATATCACCGAAGATTGCTGTTACATAAACCCCATCTTCAACTTTAATATCTACATCTTTAGCTTCATCTAAATACTTAGTTTCTAAGTCTTTATTTCCGAATGGTGATAATGTAGCTTTAAAGCTTGGTAAGTTGTTTACGTCTTTAATGATGTCATTCGTATATTCATATACACCTTCACCTAGTGCATAGTTTCTTACTTCTGAACCATCTTCACTTAAGATTAGGTTTGTAGCTTCACCAGTTTCTTTATTATGTTTAACTGTATAAGTACCTTGACCTTCTCCTGTATATTCTAATTTGAAGATATTACCAATATTATCGTAAGTGTTACGAATACGGTCTTTATCAAAGATAACTTTCAAACGGTAAGAATCTGTGATAGTGTTTTCTTCTAAAGCAACTTGAATGTCATTAGAGTCTACACCATAGATTTTAGATTTAAAAGTTAATCCACCTTTAGTTAGTGTTGCAGGTTCTGCATCTTCAATACGCATTGCTAAAATAGTTCCTGCTGTAAATTGTGGGTTTGTAGTCCATGCTAAGTGAATAGCATCTACTAATTCTCCTGAACGGAAAATTTGTTCAGCTTGTGAATAATTTCGTAATTCATATACTGTGTTAGGTTCCCCACCTTCAGCTTGTCCAATTAAGCAAAGAATCTTCTCACTTGAACTTGCTGAACCACCAATACCTGACGTATCTACATTTATTTCTGTATGTGGACGGGTGATAGGGATTCTTGGAAATACACTTTCAGCCATATTATTTATGTCTCCTATCTATTATTTTAATTTTTTACCTAAATAACTTTCTAAGTAAGGTATAAAATCACGTTCTGAACGTTGATAATATTTACCTTCCATAAAAGCTTTAAATCCTTTAGCTTCTCCATCAGAGAATTTAAAGACTGTTTGTGCTGAGTTAATAAAAGTATCTATATCAGCATATCCTGTGAATTTAGGTTTTGTTTGTTTTGTTGTTGGTTTTTTACTAGCCATTGTTATAGTCATACCTTCCTTTAAATGTTAATTTGTTGATGTCTTGAGTGATTGTATAGTCCATATCTATAGATGTTTCATATGAAATGATTGTTGGTCTACCCCAAATATAAAAATCAGTATCTGTAATTATAGGGGATAAATCTCCGAACTCTAATCTTTGTAATTGTAAAGATTGTTGTTCTTGTAAGCTATCTCTCATTGATATTAAAATCATTTTTAAAATAGCATCTAAACACCTTGCTGTATCTACGTTATCAGATAATCCAACAATCGTTACTTGTTCACTAACAGTAAAACCTTTTACAAGACCTTTAGTATCACCTGTTTTTTCAACATATTTAACAATAGCCTGATAATTTTCTAAAGATTCATTTCCATCATATCTAAAAGAAATAACATTATCTTCCCACTTCAAATCATCAAACTCAGCAAAGGAAATATGTTCTACAACTAATACATCATGAATAGGTTTAGAAACTTTAAGTTTCAATCTATCCCCATCTCTATACACTGTACTATATTCAGATTGTGTATTACCACTTGCTTCTAAGTAATCAGCTTGTATATTAGAGAAGGATGTATTTGATTCCCTGCCTTGTCCTTGTTGAATGAGATAATGTGCTTTAGTACCATTTTTAAATTCAGGTGTTTTGAAACTTATAGTGACTTCATAAGGTGCATTTTCTCCACAAAAACCTTCTTTAAAGTTCTCTCTTGTGGATTCGTTGTAGTCCTTCAAAACCTCGTCTATAATATAACAATTTTTAAGCACTGTCTGTAATCTAGGCTCTATTTCTTCTAGTAAATATGAGTCAGTTGAAGTGATAGCCATAATAGTCTTTTCTCCTTTATAGGTTGTTCATCTTCCATCTCATTAATGATTCAATATCTCTTCTATCTCTTGAAGACATCCCTTCAGTATTTCCTCTGTTTATTATCCAAGAGTTTGGAGGTGATGTATCAGAAACTGTTCTGAAGAATACATAATGAGATTTGTTTTTAGGTTTATCTACTTTAGTTATATTTTTACTAGCTTGTTTTGGTGCTAAGCTAGGGACTGTTGTTTTCTGTCTAGTACCTTCTATATAATCTATTAAAGTATTTGTATACTTACCTTGTTTTTGAACCTTGTTTAATTTTGTATACATTCTACTACTCATTTGACTTGTTTTTACACGAATAGGTACTATTAAGTACCATCCCCCATCTTTCTTGTCTTTCTTCTTAGAAGACCTAGCAAAGTATGGTTTTAAGTCAATGATATTGTTTTCTTCCATTTTCTTTTCTATTTGAATTCTGTTATTAACTCTAGTTACCTTTACATCGTCCATATCCATTTGGATTTGTTGAGCTTGTAAATGTAATTCATTTGTAGCATCATTCTCTAAACCTTTAGCAATCTTCCTAGATGATTCACTAGGATTTGCTAAAAACTTAGGTATTTTATTCTTTGCCATTAGAAAACACCACCAAAGAATCCACCTTTATTTTCTTGACTTGTAGGTTTAGCCTTAGGGTCATCTATAACATCATCTATTTGTATATCCTCATTAATACCATCTTTAGGTTTATATGCTTCTGGTTTAACAAAAACGTCTTCTCTTTTTAAGAGTAACTTTTGTGGTAAATTTTCAAATTTAGTTTGAGGTTCATTGAATTGTGTATATTGATAACGACTTTCTTTAAGTATATCTGAAACAGTATATCTTAAAGTCATATATATTTTTAAAGATACATTTTGTCCTATAAATGATTTATCTAAATATAGTCTATTATCTTTTACTGTATAATCTTCTTCATACAAGACACGTTCATCTGTTGTTATATATATAATTTCTTTTGTATCATAGACTAATGATATTCCTTTTTTAACTCTATCTTCTGTTATTAAGAAAATCATATGTTGAGGCATTACTACATCTGGAACTGTAAATCTATCCCTGTAGGATACTCTATGTTCTAATTGTGTTGTTCCTATAGCAGTTCCTGTTTCCATAATACCTAAGTCGAATACACTCACACCTTTACCTTGTGATTGAATAGCCATTACTGTCTCTTTAGGTGGTAAATAGGCTATACCTGAACCATGGCATCTTGGACAATCTATTCTAGGTGCTCCTGTTTTTGTATTTAAACAAGGACAGAGGTATGCTTGTTCCCAAAGAACTTTTATACCTCTATGATACATAAACCTACGCATTTCTTTTGTGTCAAATTCTAATCTTGTTGTTGATGTTTGAGGTTCTTCTTTTTCTAAAGGAGAGTAGGAAGTATCATTGCTTATAGAAGGATTAACTTTATCTACTCTACTACTTGTTAATTTATAACTCTTTTCCAAATATATTCCTCCTTTAGATAGCTACCATGTTAGTACCAAAGTATGATTGTAGACCTTTTAATAGCTCATCAATATCATCATTTATTTGAAGGATTTGAGCACTAGCCCCACCATACATAGCTGTTTGAGTAGTACCAATTGTTTCACTAATACCATCAACATCTAGTGTTTTGTTTGCGATACCTGCACCAATAATCAAGTTACCCCATACTTGATATATCTCTTTAAGTGCATATTTAATTACTAATTGTTGCAAACTTGTAGGACATTCCCATGGTTTAGTTACACCTGCTCTTTTCTGTGGTAACATACCTGAAATATATTCTAAGTGTATCATTTGTGGAGCATAAGTATTACCTTGTGGTGGCATCATACCTGCTAGATAAGGATAACCACTTACCATACTAGAATAACTAGCTCCTTGCCCTACTTGCATTAAAGCTGTTGGGTATAGTTGTACTTGTCCATCTACATGGTGTACTTTCCACCAGTTAGCTGGGTATTTATATATTGGTCTACCATTGAAGTGTAATTGTAATCCTTCAACTTGTAAGATTGGTTTCTTATAAGCATGAACAAACATATAACTATTGAAATCTTGTTCATAGTAGTCTCTTTGCTCATCTTGGAAATCGGGTAGTATAGATATATCTAATGCTTTTTCTGCTTTATCTATAGCCACTTCAAATACATGATTGTAGAAGGCATCATCCATTTCTTTACCTGTTTCAGGGTTTTGTACCCTTATACCATACATGTAATGTTCTTTGATAGCTTCAGGTGTCCATCCATAATCAGCTAGAGTATATGATTCTACTTCTGATTTATCTATCTTCTTAGGATTACCTGCTGGGTGATAAGGATACTCATAATTATCTGTTGTTTCATACGGGTCTAGATGTCCGCCAAACATAGGGTTAGACATTCTTTATCACCTTTATTTCTCTTCAGTTTTTTTAGTTGTTTTACGTGCAGTTGTTTTTCTAGTAGTTCCTGTTGTCTTTTTAGTTGTTGAAGTTTTTCCCTCTTCTTTAGAATCTTCTTTATTCTCTGACTTAGATTGTGATTTATTAGTAGATTTTGACTCTTCTGCTTGTTCAAAATTAAATCCATTTAAAAGAATATCTTCATCTGCTTTCTTTAATCCTTTAACTAATCCAAATTCATCAACTGTAACTTCTCCTACTACAGTTTGAACTTTTTTATTAAATGAGCCTTTATATTTTAGCATATATTAGTATCCTTTCTTTTATTATAATAAAAAAAGCTAAGGTTATATGACCTTAGCTTATTGAGTTGTATTAAATTGTTATTTAAAGTGTTTATTAAATTAGTGTGCGTATGGGTTAACTGCTGTGTAACGAACGTTTTTAATACGAGCCCATTTTTTAGGTGCACGTAATGCTAAAGCACCATACCATAATACTGCAAATGTAATTGAAGCATTAATTTGAGCTAATGGTAATCTCATCATTGGAAGTAACTCGAATAAGTGAATTACTGTTGGAGTTAATTCACCAACGAATACATCTGCTGTTTCTGGTAAGTTTTCGTTACGGTCTAAGTACACAATGTTTCCTTCTTCGTTTTGTTGAGAAACTGCTACTCTATCGATTAGGTAGAATAAACCAGTGTTTTTACCTTGACGGTAAATAGAAACGAATTGAGGTTGAGATTGATACATAGATTGTAATTGAATAGTTAATTCAACTGCATCTGTAGCATTTGAAACTTGTGCTTGTACTTCTTCACTAGCATAAGATTTAGCTTCATCTGAGTTTACTACTACTTTGTAGTTAACTTCAGTTTCTTGTGGGTCGTCAAATTTACCTTTTTGGTCTGTTTGAACAGTAGCACTTACTTTAGCTGGTTGAGGTGCATTTGGTTTTGGTTGAACTGATTCGTCTAAAATTAAGTCATTTTCCATTACAGTAGAACCATGTAAAGCAATGTGTCCACGTACTGAGTTAAATCCTTGTACGTTGTAACCTGCTGTTAAGTTACCACTGTTGTCTGACATTAATTGACGTTGGTTAGAAAGCATATCGTTTACGAATTCTGCATGTACACCTAAAGGCATGAAAGCATCTGTAGGTTGTCCGAAACCTTTAGAAATGTGAACTGCTGCATCATTTAATAATAATTGGTCTAATGCTTTACCTTTTGCATCAATTACGTTTTCTTTAGAAATTAATTTAACTAAACCATCAAATTCAAGTCCGCCTTCGTTAGTTGGTTCACTTGATAATGAAGCATCACCATAGAATGAAGCCCACTCAATGTTTTTAGCAACTGTTACAATTGCATCTTCTGTCAAGATTTGAGCAGGGTCTTCAACGTTGTTTACTAACGTTGTAGCGATTGACATGTTACGAGTAGAACTTACGTATTTCATGTTAACGGTCTTTTGACGGATGTTAGGGTCTGATACAGGTGCTACGCCGATTTCACGAACGAAACCTGAGTGACCTACTTCACCATGGTTTAAGTAAACGTCATATTTCATAACTGTTGATTGAGCTGGACGTTTAGTAATTTGTCTGAAGAAAATCAAGTCTTCATTAGTATAAGTAAGCATTGTAATTTGGTCATCTAAAATTTCTCTACGTAAAGCTCCTGCATCAATTTGTGTATCAGGAGTAATTCCGTATCCTGTTTGGAATGATTTTGACAATTGTTCTTGCAAGTTTTCAGCGAATTCACGTTGACTTGGTTTTAACTTTTGTTCAAAACCGTTTTTATTTTCTTCGGTCATTTATTATTCACCTTTCATTTATATGTTTTTTAAAAGTTTAAATTTTATTTCACTTCGTACTATAATATAACATAAGTTTTACTGTTTACTCTAAACCTGCAAAACGTTTGATATTTTGTACTTGGTCTTCAGTTGCTACACCATTTTGCCAATTGATATAGTCTTGACGAGCAATTTCAATTTCGTTGTTACGTGGTGATTTTGAAGCACGTTCAGTAAATTGTTTCATGAAAGCACTTCTAAGTTTAGCATTTTCTTCATCTTTGTTATCTTGTGCTTGTTCTTCAGTAACTTGTTCTTGTGGAGCATCTTCTACAGAGCTATCTCCTTCTACTGATTTAGAAACAATACCTTCAGCTTTTTCACCTTTAGCAACTGTTTCAGCAGTAGCTGATTTTTGAACTACATCTTCTTCATTAGATTCTTCATTCATGTAGTCAGTTGATTTAGAAATTGGAGCTTCTTCTTTAGCTTCAATTTTTTCATTTAACTCTTGAATAGAATCTTGAATTTTTTCTAAGTCTGATTTAGTAACAAATTCTTTTCTGTCTTCATTTAATGATTCTAAGTTTTTAAGAATAGAATTAAATCCTTTTAATACTTGTTCATCAGAGATTGATTTTTTAGCTTCTTCTTTTTTGTTCTTACGTTTCTCGTTGTCTTTATCTTCTGTGTTAGTATCTGTATGGTCTACAGGGTCTTTAGATTCTTTTTTAGATTTCTCTTTATCTTCTGAATCTTCATCTTCTGAATCATCAGAGTCTTCATCATCTTTTTCGTTCTTACGTTTCTTGTTGTCTTTATCTTCAGTGTTAGTGTCTTTTTGGTCTACTGGGTCGTTAGATTCTTTTTTAGATTTCTCTACTTCTTCTGAATCTTCACCTTCAACATGTTGTTCTTCTAAGTTCTTTTGGTCTTCTTTATTTTTCTCATCTTGCTCTTCAGTACCTTCTACTTTAGTAGGTTCTTTAGGTTCTTCTTGTGCATCAGCAGGTACTTGTTCATCTTCACCTTGTGCTTTGGTTACGTCTTCCGACTTAGTAACCTCTTCTTTATTTAGATTTTCGTACTTATCTAAAATATTATCAAATTCTGTACTAGCCATTATTTTTCTCCTTCCGAATCTAATTCGTTTCGTCTTATATCTAAAACTGCTTTTTCAGCATCTTTTCTTGATAATCCTTTTGCTAACTGTAATGTAACAATAGATTCCTCATAACCTAGTTTATTATTTTTAGACATGTAATTAACTACATCTTTCCATAATTTATCTAAGTCTTTAGGATTTTGAAGGCTTGTAGAATATGTTAGGTTAGAAATACTACTTGAAATTTGTTCTCTTCTTAATGCTCCTGCATCTTGTTGTGTTTCTGGTGTTGTACCATAACCTGTAACAAATGATTTAACAAATTTCTCCCATGTAGCTTCAGGATTTGCAGGATGTGCAGTTAAAGCTACACCACTAATCATAACAGAATCTATAATTCTATTATCATTAACATTTCTACTCTTCACTGCTCCTTCTATAGAGAATCCTAATCTACGTCCTGAGCCTGTCTTTTGTAATTTCTCTGCTAAATCTAACATCTTAATAACTTTATCATTATCCTTAAACAATTTAGCTTCAATGTATAATCCTTTATTCATATCTACATAACAATTTTCTGAAGGAATACCTACGATTTGGTCAGGTTGATGTTCATAGTTAACATATCCATGCTTTTTGAAGTATTCTATATCTATCCCTTTAGGGTTTACAATATCATTTTGTAAATCTAAGTTAGGTGTTGAAGCCCAACCAGATACTGTAGAGAATTCTCTAGTGTCATTTTCTACCTCTGTAGACTTCTCTAAATCTAAAGGAACAAAAGTATTAAATTTTGTCTCTTCCAAAAGGTTTTACACCTCTCTTATGCTATATTTTTCAAATACATATGTGTACTCTCTACATAATATAACATTATTAACTTTCTTGTTGATTTTATTATGTATATTTATCTTATACATTTGCTATACATTTATTATAGCATATAATCCTTTTTTTACAAAATAAAAAAAAGACTACTTTAATAGTAGTCAATTTATTCTAAATTAATATCTTTTTCATTTTGTTTACTCATATGTTTTTCATAATCATTAATATATGTTATTTGGTATCCTGTGTAATTTTTAATACATGTTGTTTTATACTCACTTTCTACGTATACATTTTTACCTTCTTCTAACTGATTAAATACAGTATTAAGTTGTTCATTTGTATAATGTTCATTATTTAAATTAACTACACATGCTTGTATATATATTTCTATATACTTTATAGGGTTAGGTTCTTCTTTACCCAAAAGTTTGTCAATCCTTTCTAAGATACTTTTATTAAACTTTTCTCGTTCTTTCATTATCTTTTGTACCTCACTAGGTATTAATACAGTATTTGCATATTGCATATGCCATAAATATCCATTATCTAATAAATAATAGACAAGATTGTAAATTTCTCGTTTGTTGTAGTCACTCACATAGCAATACTCCTTTCACGTATTATATTTCTAATATAATAAAGAAAAAAGACTAGGATATTATCCTAGTCTTAGATATTAATAATAGTTATGAGCATCATGGTAAGAAAGGGCTGCACTTGTTGAACCATAACGGTCAATCATATATTGTTTAGCTCCTTTAGTTTGTTCAGCTACTGAACCATTAGCCCAATTTTTGCCAAGACCTTGGAAAAGTCCAGTCGCACCAGATGAAGCATTAACAGCATTTGGATTTAATGTAGATTCTCTTTTAGCAATTTCTACCATTGCTTGGTCTCCACCTGCTGCTAAGATTTGAGCTTCAATTGAACCGTTACTTGCAGTTGATTTAGATGAAGTTTCTTGTTTAACTTCTTGCTTAGGTGCTTCTACCTTTTTAGGTGCTTCTACCTTTTTAGGTTGTTCATTTGAACTTGTTGCTTTATTAGTATTGATTTCATTTTGAGTATCAAATTGTGATTGTTGTTGGTCTACTTTTTGTTTAGGTGCATTATAAGCTTGTTCTTGTGCTGCTAATTGTGAACTTGTATTATTTACCTGTGTTCCTACATGATACTCATAACCAAAGTAACCATTATAACTGTAGAAATGATAAGTAAATTCCCCATCGCTGAATGAGAAATCATAGTTTCCTTCTTGGATAGGTTCGTTGTTAATTTCTGGTGCATTTGTTTTAGCTTGTTCTGCTAATTTATTATAATCAATTTCGTCTGCACTAGCTTCGTTTGAAGCAAAACCTCCAAAAGTAATAGCTGTACCTAATGCTAATGTTGCAAAAATTGTTTTCTTCATAATTCTTAAAACTCCTTAATTAATTTTTTTTATTACATAAGTAATCATAACATACTTATGATTTTCTCACAAGCTATAATATACCACTAAATAGTGTAATAATATTAAGGTTTAGTTACAAAAGTTACAGTATGTAATTATTCAGAATATTATAACAGACAAATAAAAAAAAGAGACCTGTAAATAGGTCTCTCTTAATTTCTATTATTTAATTGAACCCCAAAGCTTTCCTAAGCCTTGATTTGGAGGAGCTACGCCATTCCATGTACGTATAGGAAGATAATATCTTTTCCCTTTCCAAGTATAACCTACCCACACTAAAAAATCTTGCAACATAACTTCATCATAATCACAGTAACCTCCTGGTTGGAAGTTATAAGCTACTGGACAACTTCTAAATGGACCAGTTGTTCTAACTACAATAGGTTGATTACCATTAGTAAATCTAGCTTTCTCACTCATATACCACGTACCATAACTATTACGTTTCCATTTTCCTGCTACAGTTGATTTAGTATTACTTGCAGAACCTGTTTTATTAGATACAGTAGCTGTTGGTACTTTACCTGCTTGATAAGCTCTGATTTGCTTGATGAAATAATCTTTAAGTTTAAGTTGTATTGCTTTTGAAGGTACGCCTTGTGTCACAGGGTCGAAACCAGTGTGTAGTTTCATACTTCTGTGAGGGCAGCTAGTCTGTGAAAATTCCATATGGAGTCTCACTGTATTACGGTTGGCTTTTAACCCCCACTTATTTAATAAACGTGCAGTTTCTTGAAATGCTGCTTGTTCATTTGCTAGGAATACTTTATCACTTGCACCAATAGATTGACATATCTCTATACCATAATAATTTTTATTACCATTTTGGTTAGCTGTATGCCATGCTATACGACTTTCTGGTAGTGCTTGATATACTGTATTACCACTGATATATGAATGAGCTACACCTGCTTCTAATCGAGATAAAGGTGCATTTACTAATCCATTATGATACGCTTCTGCTGTTGCACCTACACTACCCGCATCATTGTGTAGAACAATGCCTTTAGGTGTATATCCACGATTAGGTAAACGATAACCTTTTACTTCATCACGAATATAAGTTAGTTTTTTAGCTTTTTTCTTAGCTGTTGATTTTTTAGTTGTTGTTTTTTTAGTTGTTGTTTTTTTAGTTGTTGTTTTTTTACTTGGAGTTTTCGTTTTTGCCTCTTCTTTGTAATATGGTCTAATGAACCATTGAGGAAAATCGTATGTGTGTGTTACTCTTGTTGCTGCTTCCCAACCTGTTCCTCCTTTAGCTGAACCGCTTGTCCAACCTCCGCCTTGCCAATTCTGGTCAAGACTTACAAACTTCATTAAGTTTCCGTCAGCATTTCCATTTAAAACTATAGATACGTGACCATACCCGCCACCGTAGGATGAGTTAAAAATTGCCAAGTCACCTGGTTTAGCTTTAAATGAAGATGTATTATTATATACCTTAGCTATACCTTTAAAATTATTTGAGTTAGGTATGTCTTTTGCTCCTACACCTTTAAGACTTAAACCAAATAATTTATTCCAATATTCGTTAGCTAGGTCAAAACACTGGTACCCGTACCCGATATGTTTACTAAGAACCCTTTCCATTTATATATTTCTATATAAACTTGTATAAATTCATAGTGATTATTAATTAATCCTTATAGGTTTCCTATAAGACCAGACTATATCATTATATAGGTTAAATAAATTTAAAAGTATACTTTTTTCCCTCTATGTTTTTACAGAATTCCCTTTTTCCTTCTGCTACTTCTTTAATATGACTTAGTGTAGCTATATTTAAAGACCTTTTTACCTCAGCCATAGATTTATATTCTTTATTTGTCTCAAAACAATAAAATTTAAGTGTTCCTCTACCATCTTTATAATACTTATCATATATATTATACCTTTTTGCTAAAGTTATTACATAACCTAGGTCTACATTATATTTTTTAGATATTTGAAAAGCATTTATACCTTTTTTGTAATCTTCTAGTATTTTCAATATATTCATATCTTTACCTTCTATTATAAGTTCTAGTATACTTTCTTTTCTTTTTCATCTATCGAAGGTAAAATACTCTCTTTTATTGAATCCTCTATATATTTAAAATAACTTTTAGAACAATCGAGTTCAACTAATTTTATATTATTTTCTTCACAATACTGTCTTTTTTCTTCATCAGATTGTTTAGTATTTTTATAAGAATCTACCCAATTAGAACTAATATTATTTGTATAATGTTGTTCACCATGTGTTTCGATTGCTATGTTTAGTTTTGGTAAATAAAAATCTATAAATCTATTTTTATTGTGAAGTTTATATTGATGTTCAAATTCTATATCTTTAGTCTTTAAATAAGAATATATAAATCTTTCAGGGTAGCTCATGTAGTCTTTACAGTAAGGACAAGAAAAACCATTATTATATAAGTTATGTGCCCGAACCTTCTTTTCATATTTACAAATAGGACATACACAATCTATATACCTATCACTACCTCTACTGTAGTATTTTGCATCATTTTTATTTTTAAAATATTTTAATAAATGTGTTTCATTATAGAGGGAATTTTCTTTTTTTTACTCTTATGTTTTCACCTTTAAATTTCATTTTACATTTCTCCTATATACTCATCACTGTCCGTCAATTGACGATACTTAGTCGTTGAACCTTATTCTTCTTTCACTATATCATGAGAATAAATTAATGTCAATAGTTAATCCAAAGAATCTTGGCTGCTGATTGCCTAATCCTTAGTATTTTTGAACTATCACGCTTACCGTTACCAGTTACGTTGTAGTTACTAAGGCTCTAAAGGGTTCCCAGCAATTCAATGAGTTTTACATGGACTCGTAAGTTAATCCATCAAAATCTATTTTCTTACCTTCTAAACTTTTGACAAATGCTACTGCTTCTTTTTCTGTGAGTTTTGCAACCATCTTATTTATCATCCCTTTCTAAATTGTCAGGGTCAATTGTAGTATCTAATGGTGTATCATCATGAAGTTTACTTCCACCTAAAGGTGTACTATCGTCATCTTCATACTCAGAAACATCATATTCTACCTCGTCTGAATCATCTGTAAAAGGTTCAGAAGTATCGAATTCTTCTGGTTCTTTTTCTTTACGCTCTGGAGCTACATCTGCAAGTGAACTATCATTTTGCCATTGAACAAATTCGTTAGGGTCTTTATCATTTCTAGGTTTTGTGTAATCAGTTCTTACAATCTCACTATCTTTTGCACCCTTACTGTTAGGGTCTACTGAAACACCTAACAATCCAAGGATTAAGAAAATAAACTCAATAATTTTACTTGAGTTAGCTGTGATATCGTCTACTTGAGCTGATAAGTCTACACCTATTAATCCACCGAATGATACAGCAGCACTACCTAAAATACCTACAACACCTGTCCAAAAATAAGGACTACGTACACGTGTAGATAAGTTTTGACCTAAAAATACTTTAGGCTTTTTCTGTTTAGTATCTTTTGACACTATCTATCACTCCTATAATATTATATAAAAAAATCCATTAAAGACTTTTAATCTTCAATGGATAATATAGCAATTTTATTCTACTATTGTATTTAATTTTTTAATAATATCGGAAGTCTCTTTTGTATCAAAATCTGATAGACTAACTCCATCAAGGATTTCTAACTTATCTAATAAGTCTTGTTTGTCTTTAATTTTATCTTCCATTAAACCTTTTACAATTAAACTATTTACATAGTTAGTTTGTTTATAACTAGCCATTTAAAATAACTTCCTCATTCACTTTTATTTCTTTTAATTTACAATCAATATTAATTACATATTTATATTGACTAATATATTTCTGTGCTAATTCTTTAGTGCTAAAGTAATATTCTTCTTTTGATATAGAAACATTTCCTTCTTCTTTCGAGTTATCTACTTGAATATCAGAAACTTTTTTATACTTAGTTACTTTAAATATACTAAACTTAGGTAATTTTTTATCCATATTAAATCCCCTCTCATCAGATAAGTTATATGTAATTTCCTATACATTCGTATAGTTTTCTCCTTTTAATATATGTAAAAGAGAATTGATAAAGCTTGAAACAGGGGCAATTCAAGACTCGGTATCTCAAGCCATCACTTTATATTCTATGACACTTCTTCTGAATATAAAGCTGTCCGATAGCTTGTATGTAAGAGAGTTATTGTTAGCCAAGGGGAACTCTCAAAACCCTCAATCACTTTTCACGAACGGAAAGACTTAATGAAAAGTCTAAATTTCAAATATACCCTTACCTTTAGTTATTGTTTTATACTGGAAAACAGGGTAAGGACTAAAAAACAGTCATATGTTAAAATGTTTATGTATGGTATGGAGCCCACTATTCATCCATACTAATTATTTAAAGTGGGTTTATAGGTATATTACTTCGATTTGTCTGTAGAATGAATCTATACAAAAAACAAAGGGAAAGGAGGATTTATATGATTTAAATTTTGATAACTACAATATCTTTTCATATACCTAGGACTTAATATAACAATAAAAAATGTAAGGAATAAAACGAAGGAATTATTGTTATTAGATTACTAATGTAATCAAAGCACCTGTTATAACTCATCTCACCGAGAACCTGATTATAAGACCTATTATTAAGTGAATCACTACGCTTGACTCTATTAAGGAGCTACCTTAAGTCCATCTAACGCAATCCAAAAGGATAATGTGATACTAACATAATAGTTAGTAACGTTCACATGGTTGAAGAAATAATTTATTTGGTTTCACTTTTATATTTACCAAATATAGTTTTTGAAATGTAGATTTATGCTACTTGTACTGATAACCTCTATTATCAAACACATTTCTGTGCTCCAACTACAATAAGTCGTTATAGCGTATCTTCATAGGATTCCGCTAAGACCCTAAGAAGAAGTTAAACTCTAGCTGTTATCATACTCTACAGTCCTTATAATCAAGTACCAAGTATACCAATCGTATTAAACAATACTCATGACGACCTACCCTACCGATTGACTAATCCGATAGGTTTTAGTTCGTTTGATTATCTTGTACCTTATGGGTACCAATCCATTATTCAGTCATTATAACAAGTGCTTTCAATACACTAATATTTATGTATGAACAGAGAGAACTTAATCCCTCTGAACATATAGGGTGGGTATGTGGTTTAAGTAGTGTATCTCAACTACTTAAGTACATTATAACACATAAGTCCATTTCTACAAAATCAAATTGACTTCTTCTTTAAACATTGTTGATAAATCTTATTTAAGTGTCCAGGAAGAGCGTACATTGTAATTAACCTATCTGTATTAAAGTCAAATATATAAATGTTAGATTTATATACTCTGAAGTAACCACTCTTATGAATAAACCATAATCTGTCTAAGTATTTCTTAAGTTTTCCTTTACAGTCTCCATGACTTAACCCTTCATCTAACACTTTATCTATTTCATCTTCTAAATTACTTTTTTTAACACCTTGTCTTTTACGTATTCTTTTCTGTCCATGTTTTGTATAGTTACTCATAATACACCATCTCCTTAGTTAAATTGTGCTTGCCATTGTTCCCAAAAATCATATGACTTATCTTTATTTGTTTCTACAAATCCTGTTGTTGATTGGCATGTAGGACAATACATATGTTTAATGTGTCCTTCACTTCTTTTCTTAGCTCTTTTTCTAGGAATACTTAAATCAGTTCCGCATTCTTGACATTCTAATTTACTATAAACCATTACTTGTTTTTTCATATTATCATTTCCTTTTCTTTAATTTATTTTATATATCTAATTATAATATATTGATTAATGTTTGTCAATAACTTTTTTTAATTAATACCTTGAATAATTAGTATAGTTTAACTATATCTTATAAATCATAATATGTCAACACTTATTTAAAAAATATAATAAGTTATTTTATCTAGTATATCTTAATATTTATGTATGTATATGTATATAATTAAGTTGTAAAGATTCGCTCTAATTCTTCACTACAATTACTTACTTAAATTAATATATGTTTATTAAGTTTATTTTTATATTGTATATTTATTTAGTTTTCTGTATATATTATTTAGTTACTTTCTATGTACTCTCTAATTTATTATATATCTTATTCTCTTTTTTAAGTCTATATATTTATTATTTAATTTATTTAGTTATTAGATAAGTCTACAGTAAATAATAAGTTATTAATTATTTAGGTTATTTGTTTTGTGTTTTATTGGTTTAGGTTTGCGTAGCATTACGGGTAGACTTATCCCCTAGGTACAACAGAATTGTAACTAGAAAGATATAATCATAGTGTATAAAATATGTATAGATTACGGTCTAGTGCTAACCTTGTTTTACGTTAATTCTTGTCCTAACAACCTATACTGCTTCGTTTAGCCTTTAGTTATAATGTTTAAAGAGGGGATAGCTACCGCCCCTCGTGAAGTCTGTATATGGGAACAAGGCTCCCCTGTGCAAAGCACAACAAGAAACCTCCCTGACCTTTTTAGTACATTGGTAGTCATCACCAAATCTGGAAATATATGCACCATTGTACTATTTATTTACATATATACCCATCGAATTTTCATGGTGATGCTCGAAGCTCCGATTTAACTTCATCATTGTCGCTATCCCTACACATCTCACCGTTATGTGTACTCATCAGCTCTTTATTTAATTGTTATGTATTTCTAACTAAATATAGTATATCATACTTTTACTAATTTGTAAAATAAAATTAACTATATTTTTTCTAGATATTCACACTATAACATACTTTTTTATCTCTATCAAGTAAAAAAATATATAAAAAATAAAAAATAACCTTGACATTAAAAATGATTAATAGTATAATTTACTTAGAGGTGATATAAATGAAAAAAATTAATTTTTTATATAAAGAGAATGAAATTGTAAACGAAAGTTTAAAAATAGTAAAACAAACAACAAAGTATTATGGAAAATATAAAACTAAAGCTTATGAAGTTCAATCTTTAACTTACCCTAAGGCACCTACATATATAATTGCAGAAACATCTTTAAGGAAAGGTGTAAGGGATTCGTACGTTTATGGAAACAGGGTTTGTGAGTATAATTCTTTATGGTCGATAAAAAGATTGAGAAAATATATTGTGGATAAGGATAAAGCAAAAACTGTACTACCGAGAAGTCACAAAAAAATAAAAGTCAAATGTCTTGAGTGTTCTAATGAAAAATATATAAGAATATCTACATTAACAGATAGAGGGGTAGGTTGTCATTTTTGTTCAACTAATATATCCTATCCTGAAATATTTATGATAGCTTATCTACAAGTGAAAGGGATTGAATTTGAATACCAAAAAACATTTAAAGATTTGACAAATAGAAAATTTGATTTTTATATAAAGAATTTAGGTGTTATAGAAACACATGGAGAACAACATTATAAAAATAATAAAACTTCAACAAAAGAATGGGAAAATGCTTTTAAAAAAGCAAAAATTTCAGATGAAGAAAAAGAAGAATTTTGTAAAAGTAATAATATTCCTTATATTGTAATAAATTGTGAGAAAAGTGAATTCGATTATATAAAGAAAGAAATATCTAAATGTCATTATTTAGAAAATATAACAAAAAAAGAAGAAGAAGTAATGTTAAAAACAATAGAAGATAATAAAAAATATCCTGTTAAAGAGATAATAAAACTATACGAAGAACTAGGAAGCTGTAAAAAAGTAGGTGAAAGATTTAACTTAAGTTCTGATATAATAAGAAATGTGTTAAAAAGGAATAATATTATTATTAGTAAAGAAATAAAAAAAGAATACCCTGTTAAAGAAATAATAAAACTATATGAAAAACTGGGAAGTTGTAAAAAAGTAGGCGAAAGACTTAATTTGAATGAAAATACTATAAGAAATGTATTAAAAAGAAACAAAGTAAAAATAAAAAAGTATAATAATAGTAAAGTTAGGTGTATAACAACAAACAAGGAATTTAATTCTATTAAAGAAGCTTCAGAATATTATAAAATAAATCATGCTACAAGTATATCTTCGTGTTGTAGAAAAAANGAAAATGGGATATGCATTTACATTCACTATACACTTATTTGAATAATAGTTATAAGGTGAACGAAGCAAATAAAGAAGAAAGTTTTGATAAGTTTCTAGCGGAGTTAAAAGAAAATAATATTGAAGTAATCGGACTAACAAATTATTATAATTTCACCGATAATGATTTTTGTTTGAGAAAGGAACTCGAAAAAAATGGGATTATTGTTTTTTTTAATTTAGAGTTGAGATTAGAAAATGGAAATAGTAAAGACGAGACTTGTGACATTCATGTAATTTTTGATAATTCACTACAAGATAAAGATATTAAAGACTTTTTAGCTAGTATGAAAGCGAAAGTTGTTAATAAAAAACTAAATTCTATTTCAACGGAGGAAGATTTAAAAAAAGCTGTTGTAAGTTTCGATGATTTAGTACATTGTTTAAATGATACAAGCTTGAATTTACAGGACCATTATTTAATAGGAATTCTGGGACGGGGAAAAGGTAGTTCACGTTTATCAGCCGTTTTTGAAGATATCGCTGACCGTTGTGATTTTTTTATCCATTCAAGTGATAAGCAAGAAAATCTAGACAATGATAAGGAGTATTTAAA